TTATTTAGTAAAATGAGTAAGGACCAAGACTGACAAAACACATCTCCATCACAAACTTGTGCAGGACTGCTCAAATCAATAAAGTGTGATTGGTAGCCATGTTTTTCAAAAAACGGTATTACAACCTCGGTCGAAACTTCGGCCATATATATGCCTGCTTTGCCTTCTTTTGTTTTATCGAATGCAGGGTCCACAATGAAGATCTTTTTTAAAATGTTATTTACAATGTAACTTTGAAAGTGCGTTTCCATATCCAAAGGATCGCGTTGAATATTGGTCGCTGTAAACACAAATGTGCCTGTTCTCTTTTTCATTTCATCACAAAAGTTAACAATTGTTTGGGCTTTGTCTTCACGCGTCTTACCTTTTTGCACGAACGCATTGAACGTACGGATGCATTTTTTTGCTTGGTTTTCTAGTCCATGATTATATTTTATTATAATATAACGGCGAATGCTTTCGTCGCCTAGCACAATTTTCAAGGCATGTAGCAGCCAACTAATCGATTTGGAACGATAGGTCATTTTAAATAATTAGCACTTGTTTTTATATTGTTGCATGTAAAAATAAAAAAGTTTTCAATTTTTTCTATAAAATATAGATGTTATAATGACAAAAAATTATAATTATTCAGATTTGTTAGATTTGTTAGATGATTTGCCATTAGAATGTGTAAAACAATTTAAAACAATTGAACAGGAACATAATTGCAAATGAACGTTGTTTGATTTGACATCTGGTTCAATCTCTACTCCGACTTTATTATCACTAAGTGCATTAACATCATCACCGGTTTTATCGATTTTATCGATTTTGTCTAATTTGTTAGTTTGTTCTATATTTTCTTCACTCATATCAATAATATATTACCTTTATTTTTTTTGAAACTTGCTTTCTAAAATAGATGAAAACTCTCGCCTAAAACTATGGTAACTTTCATCATCCGTTTCTCGGAAAGGACAATGAAACTCTACAATTACCGTATTTTTATCTTCATTATAGTAGAGGTTAATTATAAACTTGGTCCATTTTAGATGGAATTCTTCTGTACTATCGTCGTCACTATCAACTAACAGTGGTTTCTTCCTTTTTTCTTCTTCTTGTCGCATTGCAAAAAACACAAACCACTGTTGAGTTTGGATCATGCGTTTTTGTATTTCTTTATTTTCAATTGGTAAATTGATTGCATTCATTATTCGCACCATTGGATCATTACCATATTCAATTGTCCAACTTTTTCTTCTTGTATCAAACGTACTGCGTAATTCCTCGTTGCTATTTGTAAAATCATGTATCGTAGTAATTATTTCTTGTAAATCAGTTATTGGAAATTCTAAAGTAAACGGCATAAGATAGAATGGCTTGTTTGGTAATCCTATCTCTTCATAGTATTGCTTAGGTAAAACGATTTTTGAAAAATCTAATTTAGGAATTATAGGTAAAGAATTCATTTGTCTAAGCGATAAATCTGTAAGCATATATTGTTTATGTAGTTTATATATAATATTATTTTCAATTTTTTATGGTGTTATAAAAATTTGAAAATCTACATTGTAAAACAATTTAAAAACATATAATTAATGTAATATATAATTATGAATATCTTTATTAAAACCCTCACAGGAAAAACGATTACAATTGAAGTAGAAGCGGGAGACACGATTGAAAATGTCAAAAATAAAATTCAAGAGAAGGAGGGAATTCCTCCTGATCAACAACGCTTAATCTTTGCTGGTAAGCAATTGGAAGATGGTAGAACGTTAGACGATTATAACGTGCAGAAAGAGGCAACTCTTCATTTAGTTTTACGATTACGCTAATAAAATAAAATTAGGTTTCATAAATAAAAATAATTATTTATGAAATTACAAAATCAAATACTATTTAATTGCACAGTTATAACAATTATGCTTCCTCTTCCTCCTCATCTTCTTCATCTGATTGATCTGGAAACTCTGGTTCCAAATCATATTCATCAGGCAGTTCTTCATATTCTTGTCCATTCCATTTCACATTTTTGCAATTGAATAACTGGTTCATGTTAATGACTTCAGGTTTGTCTTCAAATGCAAATTTAGTAAATAACATGGTCACTTGACTGTCATCTCTAAATCGAGCACTATATTCCTGTTGGATATTATTGCGTCCAATACGTCCAAGCGCTTGAATAATTTTCTCTTGAGTTAGTCCAAGATCTTTGCTTAAATAGCCGTGACAAAACTGATAATTTGTACCGTAAATGTAATCGCTGTCAGCAATAATCAAATACAATTTTTGTCTGTCAGCCAACTTTTTCATTATCTCAGTATAAGCAATACTTTTATGCTCAGTGAATACCCCAATCCCGAGTAATAATAGAATTTTCCAACTATCATCTACATCTTTCAATAACATAATTTTGACAATGGTCTCCTCTTCAATGTCGCTTGTAAACGATTTGCTTGTATTAAGACCGGCAGCCCATTTGCTCAAATGTGTTAGTTTATTAGGAACAAACATATCGTCAAGTGTTGCATGTTTTGCCATGCTTTTAAGAGTATTAATTTCGTCCTTCATTTTAACAATATTTTTATCCTCTGATTTGTCAATGATTTTATTGGCGATTTTCGATTTGCCCTTTTTATCTTTTTTGCCTTGTAGCTTCTTAGCTTCCTTGGAATTATCAGCGCTGCCGGATGCCATTTTAGCAGTCAATCTAGTCTCCTCGAATTCTAAATCTTTTTCTAATTCATCTATTCTTTGGTTTAATTGATTGTTATATTCAATTTTCTCCATGATGTCCTTCATTACTAAAGCAGGTATATTTGCTTGTTGAATGCAAAACTTTGCGATTTTCTGCAAATCATTCGCTAGAAAGATAGTAGGACCGTCTGTTAATGTATATGCGTCTTTTGTAGTAATGAAAACCCCCGAACTTCCAGGTGGATCTATATCTGCATTTGTATTTGTATTTGCATCATTGCTATTGGAAACAACCTCAACACTTTTTACTCGGGAAATTGGTGTGCCTAATTTGGCATTCGACATAGTTGGATAGCTCACTGTTCTGCTAATCGCAACGCCTTTGGCATCAATAGTGTTATTTGCAGAGATGCGTTTAGATCTGGAAATCTTGAAATGATGGAATATATTCAACCAAGAGGCAGGTACAATATTTTTTAGAACCTTGAGATAGTATAATTTGATTGTTTTCATATCGATATCGTTAATCGATGCAAAATTTCTGTCAAACTTGGAAGATCCCTTATTGAAATTATTTGTTTCAACATAATAAATAAAGTCGGATGCTTCTTGCAAATCAAAATAGCGCAACAATGTTAAGTTGTCTTCACAATGACTAACAACTTCTAAAATTTGTTTGTAGTCTTCGTATAAATAGTGAGGCATTACAACGTAACCATTATTATTGATTAGAGGAATAGTTTTGCGGCAGTCATGACTAACAATATTATTAATAATAGCATCAGGAAATTTTTGCTGGAAATCGGTAATTGTATGTGTCAATTCATGCATTTTTGGTAAAGTCGCCGACGATAAAACCACATTTGGAATAATATTTTCTTTCCAGTTGCGTTTAATAACTTTGTGTAGGTCATGATTTTCATAATCAAGTGTAATAGTGGGTTCATCCCAATAGGTAATAATATCAGATGCGTCGTTAAAGGCAAGCATATAGTACATGGAGGCAATATAAGATCGAATATCACAAATAATAATTTCTACTTTATCGCCGACAGTATTGTCCACTTTTCTAATTTGTCCGCTGCGTCTATCTCTAGTATATTCTTTAGCTGAGAAATAATGTAGACGCACATCTTCCGCAGCTGAACAACCAAATGCAAATGCAATGCGTTTGTTAATTGAAATAGCTGATCTAGCTAATGCAAGCCCAACGTGTCTAGCTGCACAAACAAATATAATTTTATATTTTTCTGATAGACCAAGAGGTGTCAGTGTTTTTCCAGTACCAGTAGGAGCAATATACAAAATGAGTTTGGGTTTAGTAGACCGAACAGCAGTATAAATTTCTTTTTGATGTTCGTATAATGTCAAGTCACTAAATTTCAGAAGCGCACTATTTTTTTCGATATAGTCGGATGAATTGCCTAGAATATGTAGTAAATCAACATCCTGTTCAAAATTCTCAATGAAAGCAGCGACAATGTCCTTGATAAATCGATTAACTTTGTCTACTGAATTTTGTAGTAATTTATTAAGTGTATAATAATAACGCATCCATTGTTTATTGCCTTCTTGTTTAAAGGCAACCATTTTTTCCAAATTGTCAAACAAAACGAATTCGTAAATTGTAGTGCTAGATGGATCAATGCTCTCTGTATCTAACCGTGAAACCCGAATTTGATCGCCACTTTTTAAGCGTACAATAGTAGATGCATTAATATAACATATTTTTTTTGATTGTGAATTGGATGGTTTTGTTGCAGCGTCAACAGATTTTGTTTTTTTTAACAAAGGATCAGCTGTAAATTGAATAAAATCAAATTTATGTTTCTGTACAATTTCTCTTACCTTTTCAGCAAAGAATTTTACATATAGGAATTCTTCAATTTGAGGGCTGTATTCTATCTTTAGAAAAGTAAAGATAGAATTTGTATTGTTTACTTTGATTTGTACATTCGAGAACCCTTTGGTTATCAATTGCAATATATCGATTTCGGAAACGGGTAATTCAATAGACTCCCATTCCGATTTGGTAAGCTTTCTTTGTTTAAGATCCATGATTGGTTGTATACTAGTATGTTGTATTGTAGTCTTTATATATGTTTTATAAATCAATTTTATTTTAAAATTGAAATTTAAAAAATCGATCTAAAAAGAGTTATATACATAGTATACATATCAAGAAGATGGTAAAGAATTATACACTTTTGTCTATTGAGGGAAATATTGGATCGGGAAAAAGTACCCTTCTAAAACAATTAAGAGACTATTATGACAATCATTACACAGTATTGTTTTTGGACGAGCCTGTTTCTGCATGGGAAAAAATAAAAGATGAGGAAGGAAACACAATGTTAAAAAAATTCTATGCAGATCAGCAAAAATATGCTTTCCCTTTTCAGATGATGGCGTATATATCAAGATTAAAAATTTTAAGGGATATGGTAAAAAGTGTGGAAGAAGAGCCCGACAAACACTTTATTATTATTACAGAACGTAGTTTATTCACAGATAAATATGTATTTGCAAAGATGTTATATGATCAAGGCAATATAGAAGATGTATGCTATCAGATTTATTTAACATGGTTTGATGAATTTGCAAAAGATTTCCCAATTATGAACACAGTATATGTGAAAACAGATCCAAAAATTTGTTATGATCGTATACATTTGAGGGCGCGAGAAGGAGAAGAGGTAATTCCGTTGGACTATTTACAGTCATGTCACGAGTATCATGAAGCATTTCTAGATCAGAATAATGGTATAAAAACAAAACTTCTAGTTTTAGATGGAAATGTGGATATTTTTAAAAATAAAAAAAAATTGGATGATTGGTTGGAACGCATCTATTTATTCATTTATAAATGAACTTAAAGGGTTTTAAGTTGTTTTAAAATTAAAATATTTAATAAATAACAAGGTCAGTATATAAATTGTTTACCAAATAAATATAAAATCAATTTTTTATATTTATAATTATGGTTCATGATCAAGATCAAGAAATTCTTTCAGATATTATAGTAGAGTGTCCTCATTGCAAAATACCTGTTCTTATTGAAAAACTTAATTGCCGTATTTTTCGTCATGGTACTATGAAAAGCAACGGTCAACAAATAGATCCACATTCTATAAAAGAATTATGCGATTTTTATATTGAGAAAGACATGATATATGGCTGTGGAAAACCATTTCAAATTATTAGAAATCAATCTAATGAGTTAGTTGCAATTATTTGTGATTATATCTAGTTCTACCTTCCACCTTTGAAAAAGGTGGAGCCAAAGCGATAAGTGAAACGAAAAGCGGAGAGCCAAAAATTCTAGTGAGTTAGTTGCAATTATTTGTGATTATATCTAGTTCCACCTTCCGCCTTTGAAAAGGTCATAAGCGATAAGTGAAACGAAAAGCGGAGAGCCAAACATACATTTTCAAAAGTGAAAATCAACCACTACTGGGTAATGATCCGAGTTCCATTTACCACAATATTCCGAATAACCATGATAAATATATGCGCTAACTATTTTTGCATCTATATTTGGCGTAACCAATATATGATCTATCATCGAATAATCTGTTTTTGAGCTTGTAGCGCAATTATTATCAGAATCCCACCAATCTGAAAATCGTTGCTCTTGATTTATACGATAGGCAATATTTGTTAAATTATAAGATCCCTTTTTTGATCCATCTAAACCTTTCAAAATATCTAATACGCGTGAAGTTGGCTGATTAGAATTTACATCCTTAATCTCCGCATCATAATCATTAAAATCGCCCAACAAAACAATCTCATAACCTTTTGAAATATAACTAACAACCACATTCTGTAAAACTTGGGCTTGAGCCTCTCTTTGTACGCATCTAGATGGATCTGTCGGAATAGCTAATAAATGAGCGCCTATAAATGCAAGATGACTGCTACCTAATAAAAACTCTGTGATATAATGTTTTGATACACCGGTGCTTCCCTTTGAAGTCGTGTTTCCACATTTTGACCCGGATATAGGATATTCCACCTTTTCCTCGCTTCTATAAAGATCAACCAATGGTAATATATTTGACAAGAACCCCACATTTTGACCCGTTCCTGTGTCTGTGCCTTTTTTAAGGTAAGGGGTTAAAACCAATTGTGGGTTCAATTGTTGGTTTAGCAGTTGCAGCTCATCACATCCTTCTACCTCGCAAAAATTAATTATATCTGGTTTCAAATCATTTACTACTTGTGCTACGTAAGATAAATGAGTTTGTGCATCAAAATCATTTTTCCAAGTGCAACCATTTCCAGGGCAATCCATAGGAGCATAATAGTCAATAAAAAGCCATTCTACATTGTACTGTACAAGTCGTAATGTATCTTTTTGTTTATAAGTATTTGTAGCAACCTTGTAGCACTCACTATCGGCACTCGATAGCAACATGTTACTCATAAAAAAACATGCTGCAAACCAGAAAATCAAGTTCATTATATATAATATAATATATAATAAATTTACATATACTCGTTATTCATTATTATTACTGATTACTCATTAATATTCTAACAGTGCGATATTTAACATCTGATTTGGTTTAAATTTCAACAAATCTAATTCTTTTTTTGTTGTAGGAAACAACTCTTTTCCATAAATATCTTGTAAAAGTAGCCATTCAAATAAACCTCCATTGTAAACATATATTTGATAAAATCCTAATGATAAAAGCTGTTGATATTTTTTGTGTACGGTTTCATCATTGCAGTTTTTACCGTAAATAATTATCCTTATATTTTTATTTTCCTTTAAATAACGATTAATCAATGTTTCTTCATCCGAAGCCAAAGTAGTATTCACTATCAGACAAGCTTGATCTAAAGGAGGAAGTGTATTAATAATTAAATAGATTTCTGGATTTTTTATCACGGTTTGCATATCTTCAAAATTGATTTTTTTCATCGATTGTGCATTGCCCATAAATTATGTATAATAAATGTTATAATTTATTTTTAAGTGTTTAGATTTAAAAATAAATTATATATAATGTGTTGCATTTTTATCAAATATCCAATGAAACCCATTAGTATGAACTTTTGTAAGAATTCGCTGGCGTAATGCAGGTGGACTAATAGCTGCATCTTTTGCTGCATCGGCAATAGTTTTGAAATGTATTTTTTCTCCAGTAGAACATGCAACTTTTATTACGGGTTGTTCTGCATATTGTTCTTCTTTTGAAATACCTGAATATCTCCATAAGAACCCCCTACAAACTCTTTTTTCTCTGAGGGCAATTCCTACTGCTGTCCCTGTGGTTAATCCTAATGATCTTCCAGCTGCTTCAATACTTTCATATGTATTTATAACTTCACCAGTATCTTTATTTATTTGATCGATAGATCGTTTGGATTTTTTAACTTTGGGTTCTTCTGGATCTTCGTGACAATCATTAATATTATTTTGTTGACTATTTCCTTCTAAAATATTAGACAAATCATCCAAGTTATCACCCTTTTCAACTAACAAATATTCAAGCTTAACTGTATTATCTAAAATCTTTTTAACATTTTCATAACTACCTTGAAACATGTTAGTTCCAATACTTGTAAAGTTTTGTTTTAGTAAAAAAATCATTATTTTTTCGGAAAAGGGATATGTAACTTTTGTAAAATATTTCATTTCTCCTTGAGGATGTAATTCAGATAAATTGTTATTTACATATTCATAATCTTTTTGCCTAACAATCGAACATTTAAACCGCATTGGCTCGATTTCGAATGCATATAAAAAATATCCATATTTGCAAATAGCAAATTGACTAGCTATTTTTTTTTGTGCATCAGTTGTTATATCAGGTTTAAAATTTTGCAGTTCGTTTGTAATTTTTTCCAATTTTATGTCTTTTTCTTTCATATTAGTTTCAAGTTGACGAATAGTCTCCTCTAATTGATTATTTTTTTCTACTAATCGATTATAATTTTCTACATTATATTCATTTTGTTTAATAATTTCTCGAATATATCCATCAATTTTGTCCAATGTAAATTGATCATCATCCAGTGCCAGAATTTCTCTATAATTTTCATCTTTATAATCCGGATTTTCAACCGTTAAAATTCGCATTTGTTTTTTTAGTTGTGGATGTTTTTTAATAGCATTCTCAATCTCAATCTTATTTTTTACTTTAAATGCTGCGACTAGCCGGAAATTCAAAAAATTCTTTTTATGACATTTAATACGCTCAGCCAAATTATTACTCTGACCAAATTTTATTAGTGTTTCATTATGAATTCGCGGAGGTTGGCCCATGCTTTTGTTATCGATCTTTCCATAATAAATGCATTGCGTATTCAATGGAAACTGTTCAATTAGTGTTTTTTCTACTAACAATTCCTTTTCTTTTTCAGATGATTGTTTTTGTTGTTCTAATGTTAATGATTGTTGATCAAGTATTTGTTTCTGTTGTTCTAATTGTTTTTTCAATTCCATACTTTCTTCATTTAAAACATCTTGAATAATTTCTTCCATCTTTAAATAATAATCATGTATTTCATCAGCTTTTTTAGTTCCAGCTTTAAGACACATAGACTTAAATGTTTTTACATTTAACATTATTTTTTCTTTATTATGACCACCATGTTTTAAATCTTGCTTTTGTTGCAACAAAAGCGGTTTAATATAATCTTTATTAATAATAAATTGTTTTTCCAAAAGTGTTTTAGCATTTACTTTTTGTGAAAATCCCATCCACTTCCAAACTTGATCTAAATCAATAACAAAATCATTTGTTGGATGATAATTTAGGTAGCAGTAAAAACTTGATAAAAATAACTGTTGTTCAAATTCACCAAATGCATTCTTAATTTTTACGATTAATTTGTTATTATATTCACCTGATAACTTGGTTATAGGATTTGTCTCGATAAGTTCAACGATGTTTAATGGCTCCATCTTATAAATAATATATAGGTATTGTCTTTATATTATTTTATTTATAATTGCTTTTACTTTTAAAAACAAAAGCAAACAAAAGTGATCAATTAAATTGCACGACAATTTCCACCTTTTCTTTTTTAATGCTCTTAGTAGCCGAAATCGATAGCTCCTCTCGCTTCTTTCTCGTCTTCGAATTGTCAACCACTTGTTCCTTTCGCTTGGATGTACTATTGCGTGCATTCATGTCCTTCTCAATGACATCATAATTGGTCTCAATATATTTAATCACCTGATTTTCTAGAGCCCATTTGAAGAAATTCAATTGGCCAATTGTGGTCTCAATAAATTTTCCAGAAGTGTAAGGAATGCTGATGCGTTCCCAGCGGCAGAACGGATCAAAACGACGTTTGCTGTAAGCTTTCAATTTGAGCTTATAATCATCATATACTTTGAACCGACGCTGAACATTATCATGGGTTTGCTCAATGACATAAAGTGTATAATATTTCTTTGCATAATTGGTCGCAAACCAATCAACAATTCGCAAGGAAATCTTGGATTCGCCAGTAATAATCTTCAACATTTTATCTAAATTGTTGTCAGGATTATAAGAACCATATTCATCATTTGTACTATAAAAATGCATCAAGTTTTTCAATAACAAATCATTTTGCGTAGTATAAATTGTATTATTCATTATTTAAGTTTTCAAAAAACTATTTAAGTAGTTTTATTTGAAAATAAAATTTTCGATTTTACGAAATTTAAAATCTATAACAATATTATATAATGAGTGATTTTCTAAATAATTATTTTGGTCCTTTACCACGCGAGTATTGTGTTTATTTCTATATTTTGTCGATTATTTTTGGTTTTCTTTTTATTTTCAGTGTAATATCGGTTGCCTATTTTATGATTATGCATTCCAATAAAATAAATATGATGTTTATTTTGAATTCATTTTTAGCCATTTTTAATACATTTTTGGCTTATTTAGCAAATCGACTTTTACATACAATGTGTGTTAAAAGCATCTAAATAGATTTACTCAGAGATACTATTTCCATTTGTATCCGAATTTGTATTTTTTGTCCGACCTTGTGTGGTATTAATCGGTTTTAAAAACATATCACGTGTTACTATGTCGTTTACGTAACTGGTTTGTAAAAAAGGATTTACGCCTCTTTGCGATACCATTTCACGATCAGCCATTTTCACATCAAGGTCCTCACGTCTAGTACCATGTGCATTTTGATTTCTAGAAAACATGGAATTTGTAATATCAATCATTTCTCCATCTAAGTTTAAAAAGGTGTCATCTGCTAAAGATTGATTGATTGCATTTTTCTGTGTATCATAACTTATGGCTTGGCTAATATCGGTATCTTGTGATTTATTTACTTCTGGTCTGGCACTTTTATAGTAAGGTTCACCCTTGCTCCACTTCCAATAATTCATTATTATAAACAATTTTTAAATAATGAATTTATAAACTTATAAAACTTATAATCCTTCGCGTGTAATTACCAAATTCTTTGTAAACATAAATGCATCCTTGTTAGTTCTCCTTCGTTTTAAGTTACACTCTAAACAAGCAACCACTAGGTTGCCAATATTGTGACCAATATCATTATTAATTCTATCCAACGACCACTGCTTCATTTCTCTTACTCTTTCATATAATATGTAAATGTCCTGTGAACAATAATGACATTTCATGTTGCAATTTTTTAATAATTCAATAACAGTTGTAAACGTAACCAAGTTATCTTCATCTAATTTCTTTTTAAGGATGTCTTGCTGTTTGTAACCGCAAATTTTGTCTTTAATATGACTAATAATCATGGATGAATATTTGGTTTTATCTTTATTAATAATATCGATTTCATTTAATATCTGTAGCTGCATTCCATGACTTAATTCTTCCTCGGTTAATCCCCATGTTTTTGTTTCTACGCGCATTTTTTTCTCTTTTTCATAATTAATTTTTTTTGTATGTTTATTATGTGTTTCATCTAAAATATGTACTTTTTTTATATTGTTATCCATTTATTAGATATCTTTTATATACAATTATCTTTATTATTATTATTATTATTATTATTATTATTATTATTATTGACAAAAATGTGTTAACTAATAGTAATGCCCTATTTTTTATATTATTTTTATTATAAAATATTATAAAAAACTGAGTTAAACTCTATTTGACAATATATAGTATAAATGAATACTAACACAGAACCTTTACAAAGTGATTGTAATGAATTAAAAACACTAAAATACAAAACCATGATATTAAATGGTGTTACATGGCCAGAAACTAAATCTTCTACTGACTTGGTTAATTTGGACAAGTTTCTAGAAAATGAAAAAATAAATAATGCAAGTGAACCATGGTCAAAATTAGATAAAACAGCAAAAATTAAAAAGTTAATGGTGTTTGCAGATGCATACAAAGTAGAAAACAAATTATCTGACGAAGAATATAACAGCTTAATTGCCTTTTTTAAAGACTGTTTGGATAGAAAAAAATTACAAAGGGTTAAAGATGTCACTTATAATAAGGAAACTGGTGAAATAAAAGACATACCTGCACTACATTACAATAAGCCGAATAATCATTTTACTTTGAAAAATCTGGATAAGCGTGTTTCTACACTACGTGGATTAACTCCAAAGAAAAAGGTAGGTACAGCTAAAAATATTAAAGAGGCGGATATTAATTCCGACTCAGATGACTAAACTAACAATAATTCTTAAGTAATAATATAAAAACAATCCATTATATTATTATTAGATATGGCTACAAAAATACCTGACCTTATGACAGAAACACTTATTGATGTAACTGATCAAATCATACCCGAAGAAAACCCTAAATTCTTTAATGATGAAGAATCGTTTGAATTGTACCAAACTTGTATTCATTTAATGGATGAATTTATAAAGGATAATCCAAAGATTATTTCAGAACCGGATTTTGATGATATATTTGACGATAATATTAAAGAATTAATGCAATCCCATTTTGATTACGATGTCTTCTATAATGAAGAAGCAGAAGAGGAAATGGACGAAATTATCGAACAAGCAAAAAGCGATTTTTTTAGGCATAATATGCCTCCACGATCATATCCAGATACTATTATACTTAACCCACCCAATAAGAGTTATATCAAACAACAGTTGGATATTTTGCGTAACAAACCTCAGCCAACACAGCGAACAAAAGAGTGGTATGAATTTCGCCATAATTTAATAACAGCATCAAATGCATACAAGGCTTTCGAAAATCAAAGCACTAAAAATCAGCTAATTTACGAAAAATGTCAACCATTAAATACGTCTTTATATGAAGGTAACGAAGATATTAAAGAGATTGTAATGGTCAATACACATAGCACGTTACACTGGGGACAAAAATATGAACCATTATCTGTGCTAATTTATGAATTCACCTACAATACGAAGGTAGAAGATTTCGGTTGTATCCAACATGACACCTACTTGTTTGTAGGCGCATCCCCAGACGGCATCAACGTGGATCCATCGTCGTCGAGATATGGTCGAATGTTAGAGATAAAAAACATAGTTAATCGTGAAATTGATGGAATTCCAAAAAAGGAGTATTGGATACAAATGCAGATGCAAATGGAGGTATGTGAATTAGATGAATGCGATTTCTTAGAGACTAAGTTCATAGAATATCCGGATAGACATGCATTTAATGCTGACTGCAATGAATTAGATCATGAAGATGATGAAGGAAACGAATTTACAAACGTTTGTCTATCAAAAGACGATAAAATGAAGGGTGAGATCATTTATTTTCATGGTAAAGAAGGTAAACCTGTTTATAAGTATAAACCTCTGGATTACATTCATCCATCTGATATTGATAAATGGGAAGAAGACACAATCAATTGTTATCAATCAGAACCATATAATTATACATTTATGAAAATCATATACTGGAAACTAGAATGCATGAGTTGTGTTTTGGTTGTAAGAAATAAACAGTGGTTTCAAAACAATATACAGGAATTGGAGGAATTGTGGAATATAATAGAAAAAGAGAGAGTGAGCGGTTATGAACACAGGGCACCCAATCGAAGACCCCGAACTTTTTCGGAGGGAAATGTTAATACAAACGCAGGTACTACAGGTTGTCTTTTAAAATTTAATAAAGAAAGTGGTAAAATTACTGTTGTAAAAATAGATGAAGTATAAATACAAATATAGTAGTAATAATATAATCTAGTATAATATATTTTCATTAGTAGGAATAGAATAATATAACATGTTTGGTTCAGTCCTAAAATAGCCTACTCGTGCGCCGGGTCCTTCTTGAGCAGGAGGTAGAGGATATACTTCATTGGTTTTATTCAAGTTTTTTTTATGATAAACAGCTCCACAAAAGTCAGCACGTATGCATGTACCTTCATCAGGGTTGCGCCAATATTTTAAATTGTTAGTTAATTGCTTGTAAGAGCCAGCAGGAAAAATAGGATAATACCACCAGATATCATTATAATTATCTGTTGATGTTAAATTCTTTCCGATTTGAGGATAGTCATTTAAAATGGCTTGATCAACAGATGTCGGATATTTTCCTTCCAATGGTATTTTTACATAATCGCGAAACCCTTCTAGTTTAGGAATAAAAGGGGCTAAATATAGACCTAATCCTAATACTAATAATAAAAATATAATACTTTGTAGTAAAGTCTTGTTCATTATATAATATAGATTTATAAAATATAAAATATAAAAATATACTTTTTATAAATTGACTTAAAATCAAACTAACATATTTACATATAATAAGATGGAGACAACTGTTATGCGTGTTTTAAAAAGGAGTGGTGAATTAGAAGAAATTGCATTTGACAAAATCTTGAATAGAATAAAGAAATTGGGCCAGGAAGCATCTATTAATATCAATTATCAACAATTAGTTATGAAAGTAATTGATCAGTTATATGATAAGATATCCACAACAAAAATAGATGAATTGGCTGCGGAACAATGTGCTGCATTATCTACCTTACATCCTGATTATGGTACACTCGCATCAAGAATTGTTATTTCAAATCATCAGAAGAATACTGATCCATCATTCTACAATGTTATGTGTCAATTATACAATTTTATTGATGTACATGGTAATCCCAACCCGCTATTATCTGATACTTTTTATAAATTTGTTAGTAAATATGGAAAGAAATTAGATGATATGATCGTTTCTGATAGGGATTACTTGATTGATTACTTTGGATTTAAAACATTAGAGCGAGCATATTTATTCAGAAATGGAGATAAAATAGTCGAAAGACCGCAACATATGTGGATGCGTGTTGCAGTTTGTCTACATGGGTATGAACTAAATGGCGATAATGATATATGTTTACAGTTAATTAAGGAAACATATGATTTGATGTCTCAAAAATATTTTACTCATGCTACACCAACTTTATTTAATGCTGGTACGCCTCGTCCCCAAATGAGTTCTTGTTATTTAGTCGCAATGGAAGATGATAGTATTGACGGTATTTTCAATACACTCAAGGATTGCGCACACATTTCTAAATGGGCGGGTGGTATTGGTCTACATATCCATAACATACGAGCAAAGGGAAGTCATATTCAAGGAACAAATGGTACATCTAATGGAATTGTACCAATGTTACGTGTTTTCAATAATACGGCTCGCTATGTAGATCAAGGAGGCAATAAGCGAAATGGGTCATTTGCTATTTATTTGGAACCGTGGCATGCAGATATTTTTGATTTTCTGGAAATGAAAAAGAACCATGGTGATGAAGAATTAAAAGCAAGAGATTTATTTTATGCGCTCTGGATATCGGATTTATTCATGCAAAGAGTAAAGGAAAAGAATGGTAAATGGTCTCTCTTTTGTCCGCATGAGTGTCCTGGACTAGCGGACGTATATGGAGACGAATTTGTTGCCCTTTATGAAAAGTATGAAGAAGATGGTAAAGCAAAGAAAATAGTAAATGCGCGTGAATTATGGTTTGCTATTTTGGATGCCCAAATGGAAACAGGAACACCTTATCTTTTGTATAAAGATGCTGTCAATAAAAAGAATAATCAATCAAATCTGGGAACCGTGAAATCGTCTAATTTATGTGTTGCTCCAGAAACTTTGGTTCTCACAAAGAATGGACATATACCGATTGAAGATATTGTAAATCAAGAGGTTGAAATTTGGAACGGAGAAGAATTTTCAAAAGTGAATATAATTAAAACTGGTACCGATCAAGAATTAATGGATGTTTTTACAGATGATGGAACAAAATTAACTTGTACTCCTTATCACAAATTTCACATACAAAGATCATATTCAGAAAAATCAATTGAGATTGTTGAAGCCAGGAATTTAAAACCGGAGGATAAATTAATTAAATGTGATTTTCCTGTTATTGATGGAAATGATACGTTTTTATATAATGAAAAATTTGATATTCCATCTTATACATGCTCTCTTCAAACGAAATTAGATTGGTTTGCAGGATATTGTGATGCCGACGGAACTATCGCAAAAAATGGTGATAACGAACAACTCCAGGTATCTTCAACCAATCATGAATTTTTAAAAAATGTCAAATTATTTTTACAAACATGCGGAGTAAATGCAAAAGTAAAATTATCATGTATACGTGAAAAAAGTTATCTACCTGATGGTAAAGGTGGTCATAAATTTTTTAATGTAAAACCAATATATAGATTATTGCTTACATCTTGTGATTTATACTATTTATGTTCCATTGGTTTTAGTCCTAAACGACTAAAAATTACTGGTAATAAACCTGCAAGAGATGCTAAGCAATTTATAAAAATATTAAAGGTTGAATTTAATAATAGAATTGACGATACATATTGTTTTACTGAGCCAAAAAAACACACAGGTATTTTTAATGGTATTATTACAGGACAATGCACGGAAATTGTGCAGTACTCAGACCGTGATGAAACAGCGGTTTGTAATTTGGCTTCGATAGCATTGCCGGCATTTGTCGACGAAAAAACAAAGCAATTTGATTACAATAAATTGCACGAAGTCACCAAAATAGTAACTAACAATTTGAATAAAGTAATTGATATCAATTTTTATCCGACAGAGAAAACGAAGTTAAGTAATTTAAGACATCGACCAATTGGAATTGGTGTGCAAGGCTTGGCAGACACATTTATTTTAATGGATATTCCGTTTCATTCTGATGAAGCAAAACACATAAATAAATTGATTTTCGAGACCATTTATCACGCATCTTTACAAAGAAGTAATGAAATCGCGATTGAGAGAAAAAAAGCATATTTGGCAATGCCAAAAACTCCAAATAGGATGAACATGTTGATTGGAAGAGAAATATTTTTACCTGAAAAATGGATTGGTGCATATAGTTCATTTGACGGGTCGCCTACATCCAATGGCGTTTTGCAGTTCGACATGTGGAATGTTTTGCCTCCAAGTGACCGATATGATTGGGGTGCTTTACGCCTATCTATAATAGACCATGGTCTAAGAAATTCGCTTCTCGTGGCCCCGATGCCTACTGCATCCACGTCGCAAATTTTGGGTTATAATGAGTGTTTCGAACCGTTAACAAGTAATTTGTATTCGAGGCGAACATTGGCAGGAGAGTTTGTGGTCGTGAACAAATATTTGATGCGAGAGTTGATACAATTGGGATTATGGAATGAACAGATTAAGAATAATATTATTTTAAATAAAGGATCCATTCAACAGTTAACTATTGTACCAGAAGAAGTGCGTAATAAGTATAAGATTGTCTGGGAAATTCCTATGAAGCATCTGATTGATATGGCAGCAGATAGAGGTGCGTTCATTTGTCAAAGCCAGAGCTTGAATTTATGGATGGAGGATCCAGTTTACAATAAACTAACATCGATGCATTTCTATGCCTGGGAGAAAGGGTTAAAAACAGGTATTTATTATTTGAGGCGAAAGGCAAAGCATCAGGCGCAACAATTTACTATTGAACCTGAACAAAACGATAAGGTAGAAGAAAAGGAGGAAATATGTGAAATGTGTAGTGCATAAATGTGTAGTGCATAAAT